AGTCAAAAGGTACTACCTATTTGTCGCCAACAGCAGGTCACCGCGCTGATGGAATGCTTAGTAGTTTATCTTTGAACACAAATTCGATAGGCTTTCAAGCCTACGAAGCCTACAAAGAAAAAGCAGTATTCCACGACTTCATGAAGACAGCTGTAGAAACATACATGGGAATCATGTGGTCAAAGCCTCCAGTTATTGAACTCCCAAAGCAACTAGAGGCTATGTTTGAAAATGCAACAATTCAGAATGAAAATTTATTTCAACTGTTGCGTCGCATCAATGAACAGCAGCTAATCACGGGCAGGGTAGGTTTACTTTTAGATTTACCAACAACGCCCCAACCTTTTGGTACAATACCTTACATTGCACTTTATGAAGCTGAAAATATCTTGAACTGGGATGATGGACAGCGCAATGAGGTAGCTCAAGACAGCTTAAATCTTGTTGTTCTTGATGAAAGTGAATATCAACGCAATGCTGATTTCAATTGGGAATGGAAAAATAAATACCGTACTCTTGTTTATGGTGAAGTGTTTGCCAATGAAAAAAGAGGTACTGCTGCTTATAGTGTGGGCGTTTTTGAAGATGTAAATGCAATGTTTGATGAAAACTCTTTAAAAACTCCACTTATTGCAGGCAAAACATTAGACAAAATTCCATTCACTTTTATCAATTCAAAGGACATTGTTGCATCCCCTGATTCCCCTCCACTCGTTGGGCTTGCCCGCCTTGGACTTACAATCTACCGTGGAGAAGCTGATTATCGTCAGTCATTGCACCTACAAGGCCAAGATACGTTAGTTGTTATAGGTAGCAGTAAAGATGAAGCGGTTCGTGTTGGAGCAGGAGCAGCTTTAGTGCTACCTGCTGGAGGTGATGCAAAATTCATTGGAGTAAACTCAGCTGGACTTACAGAACAGCGTGAATCGTTAGACAATGATAAAACAGTTGCCTCAAACAAAGCAGGACAATTAATTGACACTCGTAGCAAACAAAAAGAAAGTGGTGTAGCACTTACAAAACGCATTTCAGCCCAGACAGCAACACTAACTCAAATTGCTTTAGCTGGTGCTGGAGGTTTAGAAAAAATCTTGCGATTCGCTGCTGAGTGGGTAGGTGCAAATCCTGATGATGTTGTTGTTACCCCAAATCTTGACTTTGTTGATGACAAAATTGCAGCAAAAGAACTTGTTGAATACATGACTGCAAAAAGTCTTGGAGCACCAATTAGTAAACGTACAATCCACCTAAACATGCAGAACAAAGGTTTAACGGAGCTGAATTATGAAGAAGAACTTGCAGCTATTGAAGAAGAAACACCAGAGCTTGAAGGCGTAGGAATAGAAGATGCTCAAGAAGAAAGTCAATGAGGAATATTTTGATGCTTTGATTAGACATCAAACTTATTTGATGAGATATTCAAGTGAAGTCCGCAACAAAATAAACACCCTTTTAAACGCAACTGAAACTGACCTAGCTGCAAAAATCAGGAATGATTTAGCAGGTACAAAAGGTTTGTCCCCGAGGTCACTAAAGAAATACAAACTTCTAAAAGCTTACATCCGCAATCTACGAGGCAAAGCATGGAAAGATGCTGAAAAAATGTGGCTTTCTGAATTTACAGAGTTAGTTCAGGATGAGGCTGCTGGTGCTGCTGCTATGCTCAGTGCAGTTTCACCTGTGGTTCTTGAAACTGCACTCCCAACTGTTGCCACCCTCCGTGGGCTTGTAACTAACCACCCTTTTGAAGGTCGTGTTCTTAAAAGCTGGGCGCGGGATATTGCAGTAGCGGATGTTAACAGAATTGAAAGTCAAATTTTAATTGGAATGATCCAAGGTGAAAGTTCACAAAGAATTGCTCGACGCATTGTTGGAACTACTGCAAAAAAAGGTGTAGATGGAATTACCCAGCTCACTCGTAACAATGCCCAAGCAATAACTCGTACTGCTATAAACAGTTTAGCAGGAGCTGCACGTTCTGAATTCTACAAAGAGAATCAAGACCTTTATGAATCCGAACTCTATGTTGCTACACTTGATAACAGAACGACTCTTGTTTGTGCTGGCAACGACGGTAAGAAATTTGAAATTGGGAAAGGACCAGTTCCTCCACTTCATTTTAATTGTCGTTCATTGCGTGTACCTGTAATTGATGGGAAAGTTTTAGGTGAACGCCCAGCAAAACCTTTCAATGAAAAACAATTTGTTGGTGAGTATAACAAAGCAAATGGACTATCAGCAAAAAACCGCGCAACATTACCAAAAGGTCACAAAGGGTCTTATGATGAATATAAACGAAAACGAGTACGTGAACTCACTGGACAAGTGCCAGCAAAAACGAGCTACCAAGATTGGCTTACAAAACAGAGCAACAGTTTTCAAGATGATACACTTGGGAAAACAAAAGCACAGTTGTTCCGGAAAGGTGGTTTGACTCTTGACAAGTTCACTGACCAAAAAGGAGGTGAACTTTCACTCAAACAACTTGCGAGCAAACACAAAGAAGCCTTCATTGATGCTGGACTTGAGTTTTAATACCTTGCAATTTCCCCGATAATTGATGATAATAACTCAGCCGACCATGGGGTAGGTTTTATTGTTACTGGTATCAATGAAAGGACCTAAAAATGTTAAAATTTCTAATTGATTCACTCGATGAAGTGGACGCTTCACTACACACATACTACAAAGAAGTTAATGGTAAGTTCCAACTTGACGTAACAGGTATTAGAACTGACAATGATGTTTCTGCTGTTCAAAATGCTCTGAATATGGAACGCAATGATCACAAGAAAACGAAAACTAAACTAGAAGAGTACGCTGGTATTCGTAGCCTCAACCTTTCTCCAACTGAAATTCTTGATAAGCTTGATCGCTTTGAAGAGTTGGAAGCTGTTTCTGGTGATAAAATTGATGATGAAAAACTCAACAAAATGGTTGAGACTCGTATCAAGTCCCGTATTGCTCCACTTGAGCGCGAACGTGACCAATTGAAAGCAGTAAGTGGGGAACAAGCCCAAACTATTGGAGAGTTCCAAACTAAAGACCGTAATCGAAAGATTTCGGATGTTGTTCGACAAGCAGCAACAGAACAAAAAATTGTTCCTAGTGCTGTTGAAGACGTTCTAATGATTGCAGAACGTAGCTTTGAGTTGTCTGAAGATGGAACAGTAATGGCTAAAGATGGAGTTGGTGTTACTCCAGGAATTGATCCAACTGTTTGGTTGACTGAAATGCAACAGAAACGACCTCACTGGTGGCCGCAAAGCCAAGGTGGCGGTGGTTCTGGTGGTTCTGGTGGTTCTGGTGGTTCTGGTAATCCTTGGAGCAGTTCAGCATGGAACATGAGTGAGCAAGGTCGTGTTTATCGTGAAAACCCTGCACGAGCCCAACAGTTGGCTATCTCTGCTGGTACAACTATTGGTGGACTAAAACCTGCTATAAAATAAAGGGTTTGCTTTTGGGCTTGAAAGCATTATACTAGTAGTAGTAGATTCGGTTTTGAGTGCATGGGTACTCCTCGGTCTGGTCATGTGGCTAGTCGCTGTTTATATCCGAAATAATTTTTTCAACTATAAATGGAGACTATTCTTATGGCTACAGGACCAACTACTTTGATTTCAGACGTTATTGTCCCAGAAATCTTTTCCCCTTATGTACAACAACAAACTGAAGAAAAATCTCGACTAGTGCAATCTGGTGCATTGGTTGTTGATGCTGATATTACAAACAAGCTTGCAGGTGGAGGTATTACCTTTGAAATGCCTAGCTTTCGTGATCTTGACAACGACGACGACAATGTTTCAGCTGATACTGGTGATGATGTCTTCACTGGAGGCTCAGCTAACTCTGCTCCTAAGAAAATTCAAACCTCTCAGGAAACTGGTGTACGTCTTTCTCGTAACCAAAGTTGGTCTAGTTCAGATTTGACAACTGCTCTTGCAGGTACTGATCCAATGGCTGCGATTGCTGAATCAGTCTCACGTTATTGGTCGCGCCGCCTTCAAAAAGCTTTTATAGCAACTATGACTGGTGTATTTGCCGACAATGCTGCTGCTCCTAGCGGTTCAGAACATACACAACATGATTTAACAAATGACATTTCTGGAGCAACCTATTCCGCTGGTGTTACCGATTTTTCTGCGGAAGCGTTCCTTGACGCTGCTGTGACAATGGGTGACAGCATGGAAGACCTTGGTATGATGATGGTTCATTCTATTGTATACAATCGTATGCAGAAGAATAACTTGATTGACTTTGTTCCTGACGCCCAAGGTAATGTGAAGATTCCGACATTCCTAGGTCGCTTGGTAATTATTGATGATTCAGTTCCTGCTTCTTCTGGTGTTTATGAGAGTTGGTTGTTTGGTTCAGGTGCTGTCCGTTTTGGTCAGAGTTCACCTAAAGTTCCAACTGAAGCAAATCGCAAGCCTGATGCTGGTAACGGTGGTGGTCAAGAAATCCTATACAATCGTGTTGAATGGTGTTTGCACCCTGTTGGTCACAAGTACGCGGGTTCCGCTCCTAATGGCGGTCCGAGTAATGCTGCAACGACAAATAACCTTGCTGCTGC